TTGCTAACCCATATTTTCTGCTTAAAAAGTAATTAGGATTATCTTGATATAAAAACGGTATTAATTTTAAGGTTGCATCCTTAGGAAAACGAATCCTAAAAATCTTCCCATTCTTGGTTATATTTTTTTTATCAGAAATGATGTTATAAGACACCAATACTTTTTTTAACACAATAAGTAAAGGTAAGTATCCTGTAATTTCTGCAAATAACCAATTTTTATGATTACCATCAAAATAAAAGCTCCCATCAGCATCAAAAATCCCTCTTATAAAATCGGCTACTACCTCTCTTTGTAAAAGGGCTGGGTGTATATATCCGCGTTTTTCTTTACGCTTCGTCAACTCGTACTTTAGTAAAGTATTATGAAACCTCCAACTTCTAACTTCAAACCTAGAATATGGTTTATTATTTGCCCCAATATAGTCCTTCACTGGTTTATCAACTGCTCCAATAAAATTCCTAAATTGGTATAGCATATCTTTATCCACAGACGATAAGCACAATCTTACTTTGTTTTCTGTAGTACAATTACCGTCCCCGTATAAGTATCCTATCCAATAGGCACTACTTCTGTTAATTTCGTCAAATACTTTTTCATTAAGTTGATATTTTCTTTTAGTCATTTATCATTGTCCTTTCAAACATTAGCCACACGGGCTATCTACTTTCCTCATCGTTCCTTGTAGGTTCGATATCTATTAGAAATAATTTTACATGGGCTACTTATACCACCGCACCCATAACTCTTGTATATACTTCACATCTTGTTCTTTCTTCATCTTTAAGTTTAATTTCTGTTTTTTCTTCCATATTATCTACTCCTTGTTATTTTGATTAAGTTTTCCTTGTATTAATTCCTCATCACACAGAGGACAAAATTCGTGTTCCCCACTAATATACCCGTGTTTAGGGCATACAGAGAATGTTGGCGTGATTGAGATATACGGTATTTTATAGTTAGTTAACACTCTTTTAACTAACTCTTTACAAATCTGTCCACTAGGTAGTTTTTCCCCCATATATAGATGTAATACAGTTCCACCTGTGTATTTAGTTTGTAAATTGTCTTGTAAGTCCAATGCCTCAATAATATCATCTGTATAGCCAACAGGAAGTTGTGTACTGTTAGTATAATAAGGGGCTTCCTTACACCCTGCTTGAATAATATCGGGGTATCTCTTTTGGTCTTCCTTTGCAAATCTATAAGTTGTCCCTTCAGCAGGTGAGGCTTCTAAATTAAACATCGTGTTAGTTTCTTTTTGGTATTCAACTAATCTTGCGTTAATAAAGTCTAAAACTTCTGTGGCTAACTGTATTCCGTAAGGGGTTGTAATGTCATCTTTGTCGTCAGTAAAGTTTCTAATCATTTCATTACCACCATTGACACCAATTGTGTTAAAGAAGTTCCTATAAGTTCCTATCCACCTTTTAGTAAATGGGTAAAGCCCTTTCTTTAATTGTTGATTTAAGAATGCTCTCTTTTCTACTAGGGAATCTTTTGCTATATCACACAATTCTGCTAGCTTAGTTAAAAGTAATGTTTTATTGCCTCTATATAGGTAACCAAGTCTCGCTAAGTTAATTGTAACGACTCCGATAGAGCCTGTTTGTTCAGCAGAGCCGAAAAGCCCGTTACCTCTTTTTTTGATTTCGGAAAGGTCTAATTTCAAACGGCAACAAAGGCTTCTCACATCACTAGGACTCATATCACTTGAAATATAATTACTAAAATAAGGTAAACCATACTTAGCTGTCATCTCAAATACATTATCCATTGCAGGAGAATCCCAAGGGAAGTCATTAGTTACATTATAAGTTGGAATAGGGAAAGTAAAGGGTCTACCATCGGCATCACCTTTCATCATTTCTTCAGGTAATACTGAATTTATCATATCCATCTCTTTTTGAAAATCACCATAAGTATAATTAACCGTTTCACCCTTATCATTAACATAACTCCAAGTCTCACCGCCTATTAAGACTTCTTTCTCAGCAATGTCTTTAGGACAAACTAAGTCCAATGTTATGTTAGAGAACACAGTTTGGTTACCAAATCTAATAGTGTTGTTACAATCATATAAAAAATTCTGCATTCTTTGTCTCAAAATATTTATATCAATGTTATCGTACCTAACATAAGGAGCTAAGTAAGTATCGAAAGAACTAAATGCTTGAGCTCCTGCCCACTCGTTTTGTAGCGAGCCTAAAAAATTTATTATCTGTTGAATTGCTGTGTCAAGGTGCTTTGGTGGTTTACTTGCACACTTTCCTGATACACCATTGAAACCCTCGTGGAGTAAGGCTCTTAGGGAATGTCCACAACAATTGTGTACAATCACCCCATTCTCTAAAGCAAAGTTATGGTGAACTTTTACTTCGATGTCATATACATCTTCATTACTTACTACTTTTTTTGATACTATTTTCATACATACTCCTTATTTCTTCTAAAATATTTCTTATTATTAAATCCTTATTATTAAGGTAATCATATTCCCATATTACTATCAAGTTATAACCTAATGCTTTAATTAAGTTCTGTTTTTCAACAGTTTTGCTAAATAACTCCTTTGCAGTTACATTCTTATCATAAGGGTGACACCTATCATTATCTTTATACTTATTAGGATTTCCGTGATAACAATCACCATTATATTCCAATACTAAGTTTAGTTCTTTTATGTAACCATCTACTTTGATTCCCCTACGCTTATTTTCTTGGTCATAATATCTTATTCTATACTCACTATTATTACAAGCATTTCTTATTTTAAAACCGCTTTTATCTGTTAGTATATCAAATAAATCAATAGATTCTTTTGAGTATCCACTACTCCTAGTATTATTACAGTGAGGACACTTCTTTGTATAAAAGAGCCAACTTGGCTTTACTCTAGAATTTTTATTACACCTATTACAGTGAATTTCAACCTTAGTATTAGCATTTACATAATCACCTTCGAATAAAGTAATTTCTCCTTTAAATACATCAAATAATTTATCAATAAACCACTGATTATTATATTTACATTTCACACATTCAAGTGATGGTTTTTTTAACCTTGACCTATACCCACACCTTTTACAAAAAATATATTTGTAGTCATCACTAGGATTATAGTTGACACCCAATTTATTGTCTTCAAAGTATTCAATTCTTCTTAGTAACGCTTTTTTCTTAATTATGTTAGCTGTTATATTAGAGCCTCCACAATAGGGACAACCATATCTCTTATTTCTGAGGGTTGATGGGTTGATGTATCTATAATTACCACACTTCATACAACCTACCTCAACTTTAGATGAGTCATTTATATAAATGACTCTATCCATCAATAAGTTGTCATCATCACTGTATCTTTCTATAAATTCTTTGGTGGTAAGTTTTTTCATTTATTGTACACTGCTATATCATCTTCAGTATTCAAATCTTTAGCCATTCTCCACTCACCGCTTTTTAATAAAAATTTATGGTCAGGAGTGCATTTTACTTTATGCCCGTCTTCAAATTCGAGTTCAAGTAGTTCTGCATCTTCCCTAGTTTTACTAGCATTAAAAGCAATACCCTCTACATCACTCATATCTTTATCTTTACTGTATACTGTAAATTCTTTATCACCATACTTTTCAGATAACTCTCTTAGGGAAATTAAACCATATTCCTTTGTTCTAATTTTAGTGTCACCTGAAAAACAGTATGGAGAAAGTAGGTCCAAATCATGAATATGTAAATCCCCATTTCTATGTGCTTTACCTACTTTTTTATTATATACCTTATTTAACCAGTAGTTGGCAGATAATTTACCTGCAGCATTTAACATAAGTCCTCCCAATGAGTATCCTTGGTTAGCATTTGCATTAACCCGCCAGTCTAATTTGTCAAGGTATTCGTCTACTGTTTCTTCTACATTAACTTCATTATATTTCTGAGACATTATTTCATTACCCTGTTCATTTAAACTAAAATTTTTACTTTCTACCATAGCTTTTTCCTTGTTTATAAGTTAGTCAAATCCTTATCTCGTATATGATAATCATACACAAAAAATTATATTTATCAATGTTATTTAAAATAAAGAGAAGAAAAAGTAGCGAATAGGCATTGAGTTGTGTGTACTATTTGCGAATGGTCGCTATCTTTTTCTTCTTATTACCCACCTTTTCGATGGGCAAATCTTAGAATTATCTACCTTTTAAAAAGGTTGATAATCCAGTCAAATACTTTTTTAATAGACTTAACTATAAATAAGTATAAATAAACCATTAAGTCCTTGACTGTCAAGATGATGGCTTTTCCTAGTGCTTTAATTATTACTCTAAGGAAGCCCCTGATAATAACCCAAAAGGATTTTAATAGATTTACCAAAGAATCATAAGCTGATTTACCAAACTCTCTCAAAGGTTCTGCAATTTCTTTAGCTGATGCTTTTACAGTATCAACAAAATCTAACCATACTTGTTTTATGTTATCCATTTTAAATTACTCCTTATCTTTTTCTTCTTCAGTTACATAGTAGTTCTTGCCAGTAGCTAATCTATATTCAGCGTTAAATACATCTAAGTCAATTAAATAAGCATTAGTAAAGTGTTCTGCAATTTCAGAAGCCTCTTCATAAGAGGAAGCCAAGTACGGATGTGAACTTTGCAAACCATCTTCATATTGCTTAACAACAAATTCATCAGCAACTTTCTCAACAAATGCCACTTTTCCTTCATCTGCTTTAATACCAATTACATAAAAATCCATACTAGATTCTACTTTCTCGGATTCCTCATCGTCATCTGATTCGTTTAATAACTTACCATAGTCGTCCATAGTCAAGGTATCTTTATCTTGCATGGCAGAGATACAATTTTCGAGTAGCAAATGCAAAGCTACATCGTCCTTAGCGTCTTCTCTTGAATATTCAAGCAATCTAGTGAACAAAGGTACATCAAGTGTTATAATATCAACGGGATTATCTTCCTTATCTGTTTCAGGTTCTTCGTCTGCTTCATCTTCGATTTCGCTTAAAACTTTTCTAAGCACTGCTTCCTCTTTGTCTTCATTGTCTTCCTCTTCAGGTGCAACTGCCAGCTCTTCTACATCCGATTGGATAACATCACCGTCTTCATTGATAATATCCTTCATTAATTCAATTTCCCATCTACCCATATAATCAGATGGTTTCAAAGAATTAAATGCCCTATCAAACATTTCGTCAGCTTCTTCTTTATCTAATGTCGACCAAATGTCGCCACGAGCCTTGAAGTCATACCCACTCCACCTAACTGATTCGTTTTTCCTATCCTTATTAGGATACAAAACGATAGAATAAGCAACTATATTTGTGTCACTTAACACCCTTTTTAATCTACTTAATCTCATTACTTTCCCTCACTTTCTTTAATAACTTCAGATAGAACTGCTATTAGTTCATCGTTAGTCATATCATTTACATCAAGGTCATTATAGTCAGACTCTAATGTAATATCAATAGAATTGTTATTTTGTTTTATAGATGGTTTAACTTCTGATTCAATTTCTTCGTCTTCTAACACTTCATCTTCAGAAATAGAAACCCTAGGTTCATCCTTTGCTTCGTCATCGTCAATATCTTCATCATACTCTAATTCGTCTTCGTCTACAAGTTCACCGTCTAAATTACCGTCTAAATCCTCAATTACATCTTCCTCGTCCTCACCTAGTGTTCTAGTGGACATCTCGTCCTCTAAATCCTCAATAGCTAAGTCAATTAGATAATCTTTGAGTTCATCTTTAATGTTTGATATATCATCACCTTCGAATCCTGATAAAACCATAGTAGACTCGAACTTACCATTAATACCATCTTTAACCCTTACACCCACTAAGGTATCAAGTTTATTAAAAAATGCGGTGTTTTTGTAAAGTATTTTGTAATAATCTAAAACCTTTGTAGCGTCTGATTTATCAAAAGAAGCTAATAATTGTTGCATTTCTGTTTCTGATAAGTCAGCAACATCAAGCACAGCATTGCTATTTACTTCGTGCCTGTTACATTCTCTATCTGTAATAGTTACATTATTTTTGTTTATAGAGAATACAAAACCACTCGTTACTTTTTTGTCTTTATAAAAAGATACATAATTATCTACATTGATTTCAGGAGCGTTATATAAAGTTGCTTCGGTTCTTATTCTATCAGATTCCCTAAAGAGTGAATTGAAATCCAAGTCGGATTTTAAAATCATTCTCTTTTTGCCGTCGACAGATACAATTTCCCAAACGGTGTTATCCACCAAGTCTGTAATAATGTTGGCTGTGATTTGTCTTGTAGTATCACTAAGTTTAAAAGGTTTAGAAATCCTATTAGCTGTAACAACCATAGTAAGTAAATCATTACCTACTTTTCTAACAGAGGATTCCACTAAGGAAACCTTATTATTAAATAAGTTGGCAACTGCAATTTTCAATTCATTATTTGTGTAGTTTGCATAGTTAATATCACATAGAATCTTATGTGTTTCCTTATCAATAGGAAAATCCTTTTGTAAACTAAGTGATACTGTTTTGTTTGTTTTAAGATTCATTTTTATTAACCCTCGAAAATGTTTCATTATATAATATAATTATTGAAAAACTAGATAGCCTTAATATAATAGTGGACTGCATAATTTTCTGGTGTTACATGGCTTGAAGCTCCATAGATACCGTTTGATAGAGAAGCATTGAAATTAAGAGTAAAAGTTTTTTCTAAGCCATTACTATAGCCATCGGTTCTAACGCTAGTTAGCGAGAAAGCACCGCTTGTTGTAGGTATTGCCACATCAGAGCTAGATATGTTAGTAACACTTGCTGTGATATTAGGTAGTCCCTCTGCTTGTGGAGTATATACAGTAGCACCTGAATTGCCACCTAAACCTCTCAAAAACTT